ATGACAAATATAACTATTTTCAAAAATAATGATTTTGGTGAAGTAAGAACTTTAGAACATGAAGGAAAGACTCTTTTTTGTGGAAGTGATGTGGCTAAAGCCCTGGGATATGTGATTCCCAGTAAGGCTGTTAATACACACTGCAAAGGGGTTTCCAAAATGGAAGTACCTACGAATGGTGGTACTCAACAGATGCTTTTCATCCCGGAAGGAGATCTTTATCGCTTAATTGTAAACAGCAAGTTGCCATCAGCTGAGAAGTTTGAGCGTTGGGTGTTTGATGAAGTGATTCCAACTGTTAGAAAGCATGGGCTTTATGCTAAGGATGAATTACTCAACAACCCAGACTTATTTATATCAGCGCTAGAGGAACTAAAAGCTGAGAGGGAAAGAATCAAAAGGCTTGAACTTGAAAATGCCAAGAGTAAACAAATTATCGGAGAGCTTAAGCCAAAAGCTAGCTACTATGATTTGATTCTTCAAAACAAGAGTCTTATGCCTATCTCTCAGATTGCGAAGGACTATGGCATGTCAGGAAAAGCCTTCAATAAAATGCTTCATGAGCTGGGGGTTCAATATAAACAGGGAAATACCTGGTTATTGTATCAAGGTTATGCAGACCAAGGATACACCCAGTCAAGAACCTTTGCCATAGATGCTGAGAGAAGCAGGATGCATACCTACTGGACGCAGAAAGGACGCTTGTTCCTTTATGACTTGCTGAAAAATAAGAGAAACCTTCTACCGGTAATTGAAAGAAAGCAGAGCGCATAGGAGGTGTTCCAATTGGGGATAAGCAAATACAATGCGGAAGGGTACTATGACCCGACCGCATATGAGGGAGTGCGTAGAGCTGAAGAAAGTATGAAGGTGTTGAAGATAGTCTATCCAACAGGTTACATGGAAATCAATCTGGATTACTTTTTTCCATGCACTTTGGATAAGGCAAGAAAGGTATGTTCCCTTATCCATCGTTACTCAACTGAGTCAGATAAAGATAGATTGCAAAAGTACCTTCAGGGTAAGGAGAGGATGTATTACTCCAAAATGAGTAAATATGCCGACAAAGCTTCTTCTTATCCGGAAAACTCTAAGGAGCATCGAGAGTACCTTTCCAAGTTTAAAGAAGCGAGGCGATTGCACCAGCGCATCAAAAGGAACAGAGAGATATTTGAGATGGGGAGGGATAGTCGATGAGAATCCGATTGTGTACGGGTAACTCCCGTATGGATAAAAAGTGGAACCTAACAGAAATGGATCTAGATGAGTTTCGTGATCGGATAGCAACAACCAAAAGAACCGCTGAAACTGTGGCTCAATATAAAAAGCTTAGTAAGGCCAAGCAGGATGATATCAAGGATGTTGGTGGCTTTGTCCTGGGGACCTTAAAGAATGGGAGAAGGAAGAAAGATCATGTCCTCTCCCGTTCAGGGCTTTGTCTTGATATGGACTATGCTGAAACAGATATTATGGACCAGATTGAGATGTTCTTTTCCTTTAAGTGTTGGCTCTATTCTACACATAAGCACACTCCTGAAAAGCCAAGGCTGCGATTAATTATTCCGCTGACAAGGGAAGTTTCACCAGATGAATACTCTGCGGTAGCCAGAAAAGTTGCAGACGATATAGGGATTGAACTCTTTGATGACACTACCTATGAGCCAAGTAGATTGATGTATTGGCCATCAACATCTGCAGATGGTGAGTTTGTCTTTAAAGAAATCGAAGGAGAACTGCTTGATCCAGATACCATTCTTTCAAGGTATAAGAATTGGCGAGATTCCTCGGAGTGGCCTGTTTCCAAAAGACAGCATGCTGTAGTACAAAGGGAAGTAAAGAAACAAGCAGATCCTCTTGAAAAGCCGGGGACCATTGGAGCGTTTTGTAGAACCTACTCTGTGACAGAAGCCCTCGATACATTCCTAACGGATGTTTATAAGAAAAGTGCCATGCCGGAGCGCTATGACTATATCCCAGCTGATTCTCAAGCTGGAGTGGTGATTTACGATGACAAGTATGCCTATAGCCATCATGCAACAGACCCAGCTTGCGGTAAGCTTATGAACGCATTTGATGTGGTGAGGATACACCAATTTGGACATTTAGATGAACGTTCATCTGAAGGAACAGATCCTGTTAAGCTTCCCTCCTTTAAGGCTATGCAGGAATTTGCGGTAGCAGATGAAAAGGTGAAGGTGCAGCTGGCAGAAGAGCGGGATCAGCTGGTCAGAGAGGAATTTGAAGATGTCGATGAGGGTAATTGGCAAACTCTACTGGAGTTAGACAAGCAAGGGAAGGTCAAAGATACTCTTACGAATATCGTGCAGATTATCCGTCATGATGTAAATCTAAAGCCTATCGTCTATAACGAATTTAAAAGTATTCTAGATGTAGTAGGTGAGCTTCCTTGGAAACAGGTTAAATCCGGCTGGGGAGATGCAGATTTGGCCTGTGCCAAAGTGTATTTTGAAAGGGTATATGGTATTTGGTCACCTACCAAATTTAAGGATGCGTTATTGGCAGTTGCATCAGCGGAGCGAACCTACCATCCCATAAAGAATTACTTTGAAACCTTAGAGTGGGATGGTGTGGAAAGGCTTGATACAATTTTAATTGATTATCTTGGAGCAGAAGATACTGCTTTTGTAAGGGCTGTAACAAGAAAGACTCTATGTGCTGCGGTAGCCAGAGTATATGAGCCAGGTAAGAAGTTTGATTCTATCTTGGTTCTTAATGGACCACAAGGTATAGGCAAGTCTACAATCTTTTCAATACTGGGTAAAGAGTGGTATTCAGATAGTTTATCCATTGCAGATATGAAGGATAAGACTGCTGCCGAGAAGCTTCAAGGATACTGGATTCTTGAACTAGGGGAGCTTGCTGGTATTAAGAAAGTAGATGTTGAAACAGTCAAATCCTTTATTACAAGGACTGATGATAAATTCAGACAATCTTATGGTGTCAATGTTGAAAGTCATCCGAGAGCAAACATTATCGTTGGTTCGACAAATTCAGAAAGTGGCTTCCTCAGAGACATCACCGGTAATAGAAGATTTTGGCCAGTGTATGTGACAGGAAAAGGAAAGTACAACGCTTGGGATCTAAAGGATGTGGACCAGGTTTGGGCTGAAGCTATTGAACGCTATAAGGAAGGCGAAGAACTGTTCTTAAAAGGTGATGTGGCACTTCAGGCTTATGAAGCACAACAACAATCCATGGAAGCAGATGATAGGGAAGGGATTATCATCGAGTACCTTGAGAAGTTGCTACCGGAGGATTGGTCCAAGATGGATCTTTATCAGAGAAGGAGTTTCCTATCAGGCAGTGAGTTTGATGGTGGTGTGTCCACTGGAGTAGAGAAGCGAGACAAGGTGTGTATTATGGAAATTTGGTGCGAGTGCTTTGGTAAAGAAAGACAGAATCTTAAACGGACCGACTCCTATGAAATTGAAGGTATTTTGAACCGAATAGGTGGGTGGCAAAAACTCGATTCTAATAAAACAGGGAAAGCTTATTACCCCCTCTATGGTCCTCAAAAGACATTTATTAGAAAGAGTGGATAGGCACGAGGGCACGAGTTAGGCACATGCCCAGATTGCCTTGAAAATAGAAGGCACGGAGAAAGGCACAGCCAAGACGGTAGTAAAACTGGGTGCTAGGGTGGTGCTGTGCCTATCGTGCCTATAAAAAACTATGATGAGCATTAAGAGTATGGTAATTATAGGTAATAAGCACGTATATACACGTATACGCGCGTAAGGAGAAAAAGGGGATAGGCATGGCACGTGGGCAAGAGTAGAGAGGGGAGTTGGTCTTTTGCTAGAAAGTATGGTTGAGAGAAAGCTTGTAACTGAGGTAAAAAAGCGTGGAGGGTTGGCGGTTAAATTCGTATCACCCGGTCTAGCTGGGGTGCCGGACCGCTTGGTACTTTTCCCGGGTGGAAGGTTAGCATTTGTGGAATTAAAAGCACCTGGGAAGAAGATGAGACCGCTTCAAACAAAAAGAGCAAAGCAGTTGAGAGCATTAGGATTTAGGGTGTACTGCATTGATGATCCTAAAATGATTGGAGGTGTTTTAGATGAAATACAAACCTCATAATTATCAGGAATATGCTAGAGACTTTATTTTGAATCATCCCATCTGTTGTTTGATGTTGGATATGGGTTTAGGCAAGACGGTGGTAACCCTTACTGCCCTGTGGTTATTGGCACTGGACAGTTTTGATATCGGTAAGATTCTGGTGATTGCACCAAAACGGGTAGCTGAAGACACATGGCCAAAGGAACTGAAAAAATGGGAACATTTAACGGGACTAACACATTCACTGGTGTTAGGAAGTAAGAAGCAGAGAGAAGAAGCCCTAGAGAAAAAAGCTGCCATCTATATCATCAACAGAGAAAATGTTGCATGGCTTGTTGAAAACTATAAATGGGATTTTGACACTCTGGTAATCGATGAACTATCAAGCTTTAAATCTAATAAAGCTCAAAGGTTCAAAGCCCTGAAGAAAGTAAGACCGATAGTGCAAAGAGTCATCGGCTTAACGGGAACTCCGGCACCAAATTCACTATTGGACCTTTGGCCACAGATGTATCTTTTAGATAAGGGGGAAAGACTAGGAAGATTTATTGGAGGTTATCGTGATCGTTTTTTTAAACCTGATAAACGAAACAAAGAAATTATTTATTCTTACAAACCACGTGATGGAGCAGAAGAAAGTATCTACAGATTAATTAACGATATTTGTATTTCCATGAAAGCGGTAGATTTTCTTGATATGCCTGATAAGATCAGTAATCGAATTGAAGTGTCCATGGATAAGAAGGAAAAAGAACTGTATGAGGAATTCAAGCGAGACATGATTATAACACTTCAAGGTGAAGAAATAGATGCAATAAATGCAGCGGGGCTTTCAAATAAACTTTTACAAATGGCTAATGGAGCGGTTTATGGAGAAAACAAGAAGGTTGTTCCGATTCATGATAAAAAACTGGACGTTTTAGAGGATTTAATTGAAGCAGCAAACGGCAAACCTCTGTTGGTTGCTTATTGGTACAAGCATGATTTGGAGAGAATCTCAAAGCGTTTTGATGTGAGGACCATTCAAACTTCAAGGGACATTGATGATTGGAATGCAGGAGAAATCCCAGTGGCCCTAATTCATCCAGCATCTGCAGGACATGGACTAAACCTTCAAGAGGGTGGATCCACTGTCATTTGGTTTGGACTGACTTGGTCCTTGGAGCTCTATCAGCAACTTAATGCTAGGCTTTGGCGGCAAGGTCAAAAACATACGGTGGTAATTCAACATATCGTTACAAAAGATACCCATGATGAAGATGTGATGAAAGTACTAGAAAACAAGGATATGAAACAGTCCGCTTTAATTGCAGCTGTAAAAGCCAGAATTGGAGGGAGCTAATATGAGCGAAAGGATAGAGAAGATAATAAGAGATTACCCGCAACTGATTATGGAGCGGACATGTCTAGAGCATCAGCTTCGAAATTTTACTGGCATAACAGAAACAGAAATGATTGAGTCCATGTATTTTAATCATCCTGAAGGTGAACGTGTTCAAACCAGTGGAGTTTCTGAAAAGACCGCCAATATTGCCATAACCTATAAGGATAAAATGCAGAAGATGAATCAAGAATGGCAGGAGCATCTTGAAAAGAAATATGCCATTATTTCTGAGGAGATCATCTTCTTTGAATCGGCTATTGCAGCATTAAGCGGAAATTTATCAGAGTTTATATGGGATATGGTTATAGGTGGTTTAACCTGGGATGATCTTGCCTGCAAGTATCACATAAGCAGAACCATGGTAGCTAAATATCGTAAGAAAGCCATCCGCGAACTTGAAATCCTGTATGCCATTAACGAAAAGGAGATGGCAGAGTATATATTGAGTTGAGGTGATTGGATGTGTAAGCGAGGAGATGTCTATTTTGTAGACTTTGGAGATAATAAAAAATCTAAGAAACAATTAGGAGTCCGACCTGTAGTTATAGTCAGCAACAACAAAGCAAATATCCATTCACCAGTTATAACAATTGTACCGCTGACTTCTAGAATTAAAAAGAAATTCTTACCTACACATGTATATATACCAGCTTCATCTGGAAGCGGGTTGAAATCTCCTAGCGTGGCCCTTGCAGAACAAGTGGATAGCATTGATAAAAATAGATTACTAGAAAAACGGGGTAATATAGCTAGTAAAGCAATCATGAAGAAAATAACTAAAGCTATTCAGATTCAAATTGGGGCATTTGATAAATTTAATTAATAGCTTTATTTTGTCAAAATGGTTTACCAAAGGTGTACTAAAGGTGTACTGTAATGTCATTTCTTTTGCTATATAATTATAATTGCCAAGAAGTATAGAGAGTCTGGGTTCTCCCCTGGGCTCTTTTTCTATGGTCGGATGCGTCTTTCATCCTTTCACGCATCCGTACATATGAAAGGAGAGAAAACTATGCCTAGAAGGCCTAATATACCATGTAAGCATCCAGGCTGTAACAGACTTATTCCTGCCGGGTCCAAGTATTGTGAAGAACACACTATGCAACACCGATCCTATGCAAGGACCACTAAAGAGAAAGGTTATGATGGTCGGTGGAGAAAAGCGAGGGCTAGATACCTAAAGGCGCATCCACTTTGTGTGAAGTGTGTAGCGAAAGGGAAGTATCAGAAAGCTGCTGTAGTCGATCACATTGTTCCTCATAGAGGAAATAAAAAATTATTCTGGGATGAAAGTAACTGGCAGGCACTGTGCAAGTCCTGTCACGATAAAAAGACGATGACTGAAGATAGATACCAGGAGTTTAAGTACTAAATACCCCCCTAGGGGAGGTTGAATCTCTAGGGCCTTTTCAGACGGAGACCGCCGCCCCCTCTCGCGTGAAAAAACGCAGAATTAAATAGGGGGGATACCCCAAAAGGGCTTAAACGCCTACAAAAACTATAAGAAATAGCGAAACGACAAAGGTGATAGAGGTAGAATTATTTTGATAGTTACGCTAAAAGATTATCTTAAATGCTGTAAAACATCTGCTAAACGCAGAGTTTTGCGGCATTTTTTATGCAATTAATTAACGAAAGGATGTGAAGCAATGACAGATTTTCAAGCTAAACAAATACGGGAACTTCGAATGAGGGGTGTAGGATATCGTGCCATTGCTTCAGTTATCGGGCTTTCAAGAGATATTGTAAGAAATTATTGTAAAACCCATGGACTAGATGGTTTAGCTTCAGAGTTGACTATAAACATGAAGGAACAAATGCAGCAGGGGAAAGCTTGTCTTAGCTGTGGTAAAGAACTTAAACAGCCAGCTACAGGACGAAAGAGAAAGTTTTGCTCAGATAGTTGTAGACGCGAATGGTGGGCTGAGCATTCTGATAGCATTCAGCGCAAGGAAACAGCATTCTATGATAAAAATTGCGCCTATTGTGGTGACACCTTCACCGTCTATGGAAATAAGAACAGAAAGTATTGCAGCCACACCTGCTATGTACATGATAGGTTTTGGAGAAAGGAGGAAGGAAGAGCACCCTATGTTAGTCCTTCCAAAAGTGAGGAGGAGAAAAATGAGTCAAATGAAATGGAAATCGATACCTGTAGATGAACTGAAACCAGCAGAATATAATCCGAGGAAGAAGCTGAAAGCGGGAGATAAGGAATACGAGAAAATCAAAAATTCCATCCTTGAATTTGGATACGTTGAGCCTATCATTGTTAATTACGATATGACAGTAATTGGCGGGCATCAAAGGCTGACTGTCTTAAGGGATTTAGGCTATGAAGAAGTCCAGTGTGTTGTTGTAGAAATTGAAGATGAGAACAAAGTAAAAGCCCTTAATATCGCCCTTAATAAAATCACAGGTGCTTGGAATGAACAACTTCTTGCAGATTTACTTGTAGATTTACAGACTGCAGAATTCAATACTGATTTTACGGGCTTTGAAGCACCAGAGATAGAACAACTCTTTTCTAAAGTTCATAACAAAGATATCAAAGAAGATGATTTTGATGTAGATGAAGCGTTGAAGAAACCCACGATGACAATAAAGGGTGACGTTTGGTTACTAGGAAGGCATAGAGTCATCTGTGGTGATTCAACTTTACCAGAAACCTATACAGCTTTAATGGACGGGAATAAGGCCAACATTGTCGTGACAGACCCTCCTTACAATGTGAATGTGGAAGAAACTGCAGGCAAGATTCAAAACGATAATATGCCTGATGCAGACTTTTACAAATTTCTATTTTCAGCCTTTGTGAATATGGAGCAAAGTATGGAGACAGACGCTTCCATATATGTGTTCCATGCGGATACCCAAGGGCTTAATTTTAGAAAAGCCTTCACAGATGCAGGTTTTTATCTATCAGGCTGCTGCATCTGGAAGAAGAACTCACTGGTGCTGGGGCGTTCTCCTTATCAATGGCAGCATGAACCATGTCTTTTTGGATGGAAGAAGGGCGGTAGGCATCAATGGTATTCGGACAGAAAGCAGACCACCATTTGGGAATATGATCGACCAAGATCATCTAAAGAACACCCAACTATGAAGCCAGTGGCATTAATGGCCTATCCGATTAAAAATTCTTCTATGAGCAATTGCATTGTTTTAGACCCATTTCTAGGAAGTGGATCTACCCTTATAGCCTGTGAACAAACTGGACGTATTTGCTACGGAATAGAACTGGATGAGAAGTTTGCAGATGTAATTGTTAATCGATTCATTGAAACTACCGGGGACTCGTCGAATGTATTTTTATTAAGAGATGGGAAGAGATTTACTTATGCTGAGATTTATAAAACCTTAGAGAAAGAATCCCATTAGATATCACAGAATGCTTGACTTATATACCTTTTAGAGTGATGTATGTAGTACCAAAAATAAAGGAGGTATAAGTCAATGCAAATTAAAACTAAATGTAAAAATCGAAAAGAGCTGGTCAGCAAAATCGGAGAGTTTCTAAACGAGAAACCATCCTATGTTGGCCCCCCGAGCTTCGCTTATAAAGTTGGGGATATCACCATTGACCGAGATGGTTTGGTTATCTGTGAATCAGAGATGGAAGGTGAAAGGATGAGAGCGCATTTAGAGGAACTTGGATATGTAGAAACTGAACTAGAGAGCCTGGAGGTCAGCGTACCCATAGAGGATATGGAAGGACTAGGGCTTCAGAATTTAATATTCATGCTACGAAGCAAACAATATTTATTAAACCGAATTGTAGGAAGAGAACATTTTTTTGTCCATGATGACTTCATTAAAACCTTGCAGACCAATTTGCCTGAAAGTAAGGAAGCCATAATTGAGATTCTTCAGGTAGAAGGTACTGAAGTTATATCAGGCCTGAGGGTTGAGGATGATAAAGTGACCTTCAGCTTTCCAGCATCTGAAAATCCAGAAAAGAATCGAGCCTATGTTGAATTGGTTGCCATGATGGTTGCCCATGCAAGAGAAGCGAAGCGAATAAGCCCAAAAGCCAGCGAACCTGAAAATGAAAAATACTACCTTCGGGTATGGCTGGTCAGGATTGGCCTAGGAGGCAAAGGCGCAAAGGGCTCAAGGAAAGCCCTACTTGAAGGCTTAAAAGGGCACACAGCCTTCCGTACTCCTGAGGATGCAGAGAAACACAAAGCTAGACTCCTTGAGAAAAAAGAAGGTGATGGACATGAGCAATAGACCGAGAGCCTTGTTTGGGAGAAAGCTTAATGACCTGAAGGAACTAAAGGAAGCTACCTTCTACGCAAATAAAAACAGCCAGCAAGGAAGTTTTTACAAGGTGACTAAAGAAGTACTTTTAAATGATGAAGAGTTCAAGGAGTTCTCAAAAGATTTTTTTCAAGAACAACCTTGGATTGAAAAGTCTGATGGGGGATCCAATGAAAATGGAGAAATCAGATGTATCCGGGTAATCAATACTGATACCGGGGAGCGAGTCCTAATCAATAATGAAGGCTATGATTATTGCCGATATACTGCCCTAGAAGAATAGAAAATATATGCGTTTTATATGCACATTTAGCTTGCTATTACCTGTGTTTAGAGTGATATATAGTACTACCAAAACGGTTAAAACACAGGTGATAGAAAGGATGAGAGCTAGATGAAAAAGCAAACCTTCGGAATTGAAATTGAACTAACGGGGATTACGAGAGAACAGGCAGGTCAGGTCATTGCAGACTACTTTGGAACAAGAAACATCTACGTAGGGGGATCCTACAGGACCTATGAGGTTAAGGATACCAAAGGTAGAACCTGGAAGTCCATGTATGACTCAAGCATTGTTCCTCAAAAGAAAAAGGGAAGAAGCAGAGTTTCAGCCGGTGATGAATACAAAACAGAGGTGGTTAGCCCAATTCTCACCTACGAGGATATAGAAGATCTGCAGGAACTGGTTAGGCAGCTAAGACGCAAGGGCGCCATTGTAAACAACTCCTGCGGGATACATGTCCATGTTGGAGCAGAACGCTTTACCCCTCAAACCTTAAGAAACATTGTCAACATCATCGCCAGTAAGGAAGACATCCTTTATAAGGCGCTTAAGATAGACCGAGGAAGAATCCGGTACTGCAAGAAAACCAATGAGAAGCTACTGGAAACCATAAACAAGAAAAAGCCAAAAACCATGAGCGAGCTTTCAGACATTTGGTACGCGGAGGATCCCTACGGAAGAGATAGACATTATAACGCCACCAGATATTATGGACTCAACTTACACGCTACCTTTACCAAGGGCACTGTAGAATTTAGGCTTTTCAACTCCACGACCCATGCAGGCGAGATAAAGGCATACATTCAGTTTTGCCTGGCAGTGAGCCACCAAGCCCTAAGTCAGAAGAAAGCATCCGCCAGAAGAACGATGACGGACAACGAGAAATACACATTCAGATGTTGGATGCTAAGACTTGGCCTTATCGGGGAGGAGTTCAAAACCTGCAGGCTCCATTTTCTAAAATACCTTGAAGGGAACTCTGCATTCAGACAGGTAGCATGAAATGAATAGCCACAGGCTCACCGGGGCGGGAGAACCGCCCCTAAGGTGGTAGTAGGGTTCCCTAAGCGGCTGAAAAGCCGACACAGGCCAAGCTGGCGGGGAAGAATGGCCCTTGAAGAAAGGATGAAAAGAAATGAAAACAAAACTGTATATCGCCTACGGCAGTAACATGGATGAAGGTCAAATGGCCTTCAGGTGTCCGAAGGCCAAACTTAAAGGTGTGTCAGAAGTAAAAGACTGCAGGCTTATCTTCAAAGGTTCTAAGACAGGTGCCTATGCTACCATTGAAAAAGCAAAAGGGCAGAAGGTGCCAGTGGTTCTTTGGGAGATTGAACCGACAGACGAACATAACCTTGACCGTTATGAAGGCTTCCCAACCTTCTACTACAAGCAGTGGTTGGAGTTAGACCTTGATGGAGAGAAGATTCAAGGCATGGTCTACATGATGGATCATGACAGGAAGCTAGGACAGCCCAGTTACCATTACTATAAAACCCTTGAAGATGCTTATGAGAAATTTGGTTTTGACAAGGCCATCTTAGAAAAAGCACTGGAGGATTCTTCGGTAGAGGGGGATGAAGATGTTAATTAGAAAAGAAATCCTAGAGAGATTAAGGAAACAGTACCCACCAGGAACCAGAGTAGAGCTCATAAAAATGAATGATCAGCAAGCACCACCCACTGGAACACAGGGAACTGTAATCGGTGTAGATGATATAGGAAGCATTATGGTTTCTTGGGATAATGGTAGTAACCTTAGTGTTGTTTACGGCGAGGACAGCTGCAGAAAGGTTGAGGAGTAAAAACACAGATTTAAACCAAGTGAAAGACTTCTACTGAGGTCTTTTTTCCTGTTATAAGCCAATGAGAGGAGGTGGAACTTATGGCACAGAGAGGAAGAAAACCAAAACCAACAGCCCTTAAAGAGTTAGAGGGAAACCCAGGGAAAAGACCACTTAATACAAATGAACCTAAACCGCCAAAGAAAGCTCCCCGCTGTCCTTCATGGCTAGAGGCAGAAGCTAAAAAAGAATGGAGGCGTATGGGTAAAATACTGGAGCAGATGGGTATTTTAACGGAGATGGACATGGCGGCATTTGCAGGATATTGTCAGGCTTATGCAAGGTGGAAGGAAGCAGAAGAATTTATTACCCAGCATGGCACTATGATACGAACACCTAACGGTTATTTGCAGCAGGTGCCACAGGTTTCCATCGCCCAGACTAATCTTAAAATAATGTTGAAGTTCTGTGAACAGTTTGGACTTACACCATCTGCAAGAAGTCGAATTGCAGCGGGAGAAGGATCGGTAGAGCCAACAGATGAAATGGAGAAGCTATTAAGGGGTGATATTTAATGAGTTTTAAATATACCCCATCACCCTTTATGCTTGAAACGTCTCATTATGATAAAGCAAAGGCCGATAGGGCAGTTGCGTTTATAGAAAACCTAAAACACACCAAAGGGAAGTGGGCAGGGAAGAATTTTCTCTTATTGCCATGGCAGGAGCAGATTATAAGAGATATATTTGGCATTGTAGATTCACAGGGAAGACGTCAGTTTAGAACAGCTTATGTTGAGATACCAAAGAAACAGGGTAAATCTGAACTTGCAGCAGCAATTGCCCTTTATCTCTTGTATGCTGATAATGAGCCTAGCGCAGAGGTTTATGGTGCTGCTTGTGACAGATCACAGGCCTCTATTGTATTTGATGTGGCCAAGCAGATGGTTCAGATGTCACCAGCATTACTTAAGCGTTCAAAAATAACCGCCGCTACAAAGCGGATAGTTAACTATTCTAATACAGGGTTTTATCAAGTTCTATCTGCGGAAACCGCCACAAAGCATGGACTTAATGTATCGGGACTTGTATTTGATGAAATTCATGCCCAGCCTAATAGAAAGCTTTATGATGTTCTGACAAAGGGTTCTGGCGATGCCAGAGAACAACCCCTGTTTTTTATTATTACAACCGCTGGAACCGATAAAAACAGCATTTGCTATGAGCTGCACAGCAAAGCCCTTGATATAAAAGCAGGGAGAAAGAAAGACCACTCTTTTTATCCAATAGTTTATGGTTTGACAGAAGAAGATGATTGGAATGATGAAGCAAACTGGTATAAGTCTAACCCTTCGCTTGGGCATACGATATCCATTGACCGGGTTAGGGAAGCATACAAAAATGCCTTAGAGAATCCAGCCGAAGAGAATGTGTTTAAACAGCTAAGGCTTAATATGTGGACATCGGCAACTGTATGTTGGATACCCGACCATATTTATGATCGAGGAAATCTTTCTATTGATATAGATTTACTTAAAGGAAGAGAGTGCTATGGAGGACTAGACCTTTCAAGCACATCTGATATAACTGCTTTTGTTCTTGTATTCCCACCCAGAACTGAAGACGAGAAGTACATCGTCTTGCCTTTTTTCTGGTTACCGGAGGACACCTTAGAGCTAAGATGCAGAAGGGACCACGTTTTATATGATGTTTGGGAAAAACAGGGCTATATTCAAACGACAGAGGGAAATGTTATTCATTATGGTTTCATAGAAAAATTTATTGAGAGTTTGGGAGAGAAGTACCACGTAAGAGAAATTGCATTTGATAGATGGAATGCTACTCAAATGGTTCAAAACCTAGAGGATATGGGGTTTACAGTTGTTCCCTTCGGTCAAGGGTATAAAGATATGTCGCCACCGAGTAAAGAACTATATAAACTTTTAATGGGAGGGTCTATAAACCATGGTGGACATCCAGTCCTTAAGTGGATGGCACAAAATGTGGTCATGAGGCAAGACCCCGCAGGAAACATTAAGCCGGACAAGGAAAAATCTGTGGAGAAAATAGATGGTATAGTTGCCACCATTATGGCCCTAGATAGATGCATTAGAAATAAAGATGATGGGGGTAGCGTTTATGATGAAAGGGGTCTTATCAGTTTTTAATGATAGATAAAATACAAGTCAGGAGGTGATAACATTTGAAAATACCAATCTTATCTAAAATCTTTAACTCAAGAGCAGACCCAAAGAACAGCATGTGGGAGAGTACCTATGCTTTTTTCTTTGGCCCTACGAGTAGTGGAAAACATGTGGATGAAAGGACAGCAATGCAAACTTCTGCGGTGTATGCCTGTGTAAGAATTCTAGCAGAGACACTTGCATCACTACCTCTTCATACCTACATCCGAACTGAAAGGGGAAAGGAAAAAGCAATAGATCACCCTCTATATAACCTTTTACATGATTCACCTAATGATGAGATGACTTCATTTGTGTTCAGAGAAACACTGATGGGTCATCTTTTATTATGGGGAAATGCTTATGCCCAAGTCATCAGAGATGGTAGAGGAAAAGTTATAGCGTTATACCCACTAATGCCGGAAAAGATGGAGGTTAAGCGAAGCGAGGGTGGTGAGATTTATTATAGCTATCAAAAGAATGATGAAGAACACATTCTAAGAAACTTTGAAGTACTTCACATTCCAGGACTTGGCTTTGATGGTTTAGTGGGACACTCGCCTATTGCTATGGCAAAACAAGCCATTGGAATGGCTATTGCAACAGAGGAATATGGTGCTACCTACTTCAAAAATGGAGCAAATCCCGGTGGAGTTTTAGAACATCCGGGTATTTTAAAGGACCCTACAAAGGTACGGGATAGTTGGAACAGTGTCTATGGTGGCAGTAACAATGCTAATCGAGTGGCTGTCTTGGAGGAGGGACTTTCCTTTAAACCAATAACTATTCCACCGGAGCAGAGTCAGTTTCTTCAGACGAGGAAGTTTCAACTTAATGAAATTGCCAGGATATTTCGTATTCCTCCCCATATGATTGGAGATCTAGAAAAGTCCAGTTTCTCAAACATCGAGCAGCAAAGCCTTGAGTTTGTAAAATACACTTTAACCCCTTGGCTTTCTCGATGGGAGATGGCTATGAAAAAGACATTGTTATCACCTACGGAAAAAAAGGATTATTTCTTTAAACTCAATGTGGAAGGGCTCCTTCGAGGCGATTATAAGACAAGAATGGAAGGTTATAGCATCGGGATTCAAAACGGGTTTTTAAGTCCTAATGATGTACGGGAACTGGAAAACTTAAATCGTATCGAGCATGGAGATGTCTATGCAGTTAATGGTAATATGCTAAAACTTGAGGACATTGGAGCCTACGCTAAAAAGGACTCAATTGAGAAAGGAAGTGAGGAGTAGATGAAGTTTTGGAACTTTGTAAGCACAGAAGAAGGGAGAACCCTTTATTTAGACGGCTACATCGCCCAAGAGAGCTGGTTTGATGATGATGTGACACCTAAGACATTTAAAGCAGAACTTGAAGCTGAAATTGGAGATATAACCCTTTGGATCAATTCCCCTGGGGGAGACTGTTTTGCGGCTTCTCAAATATATACCATGCTAAAAGAATATGAAGGTAAGGTTACCGTAAAAATTGATGGTATTGCCGCCAGTGCAGCATCGGTCATTGCTATGGCAGGTAATGAAGTTTTAATGTCACCAACTGCCATGCTGATGATCCATAATCCGGCCACTATTGTATGGGGTGAAGTTTCTGATATGAAGCGGGGGATTGAGATTTTATCAGAGGTAAAAGAAAGTATCATAAATGCTTATGAAAATAAGACGGGTCTTTCAAGAAGTAAGATTGCTGCCATGATGGATAAGGAAACCTGGATGAGTGCTGGAAAGGCCTTAGAGCTTGGGTTCTGTGATGAAGTGCTGTATACAGAAGAAAAGATACCAGAGGCTGTCATAAATGGTTTTCTCTTTGACAAAATGACGGTGACTAACCACTTTTTAGGGCGATTAAATAAATCAAAATCACAAACCCAAAATGGAGCAAAGCAAAAAGAGGAAGGAACAGATTACAATCAACTGGCAAAAAGGCTCGAACTTATTAAATAAATGGAGGGATTTAGATGAGTAAAATATTAGAACTAAGAGAAAAACGTGCAAAAGTGTGGGATCAGGCTAAGGCTTTCTTAGACGAAAAGCGGGGTGATAATGGTCTTTTGTCGCCTCAAGACACTGCTACCTATGAAAAGATGGAAGCAGAAGTGGTAGCACTTGGGAAAGAAGTAGAGAGACTTGAAAGACAAGCAGCCCTTGATTTAGAGCTATCAAAGGCTACAACCAATGCAATTAGGAATACACCAGATAATAATTATTCACCAGAAAAAACAGGTAGAGCCTCAAGGGAATATGAAAGTGCCTTCTGGAATGCTATGAGGCGACAAACAACTGAATCGGTAAGAAACTCACTAAGAATTGGGGAAGATTCAGAAGGTGGATACCTTGCACCAGATGAGTTTGAAAGAACTTTAATTGAAGCACTAGAAGAAGAAAACCTTATGAGAAGTCTGGCTAAGATTATCAAAACTTCTTCTGGGGATCGCAAAATTCCAGTTGTAGCATCTAAAGGAACTGCATCTTGGGTAGATGAGGAAGGTCCAATTCCAGAGTCTGATGATAGCTTTGGCATTATGTCTATTGGGGCATATAAGCTGGCTACTATGATTAAGGTTTCAGAAGAACTTCTACAAGACAGTGTCTTTAACCTTGGAACCTATATCGCAAAAGAGTTTGCTAGACGAATCGGGCAAAGGGAAGAAGAGGCCTTTATTATTGGTGATGGAAATGGAAAGCCAACAGGACTATTTGGAAGTGCCCAGCTAGGTCACACTACGACTGCAGCTGCTTTAAAGTTTGATGACTTGATGGACCTCTTTTATTCCCTAAAGTCACCATATAGAAAGAAAGCCACTTTCATTACCAATGATGCTACCATTAAAGAGATTCGAAAACTAAAAGACGGAAACGGACAGTATTTATGGCAGCCATCTGTACAAGCAGGTCAACCAGATACTATTCTCAACCGTCCAGTGAAGACATCTGCTTACGTTCCACTAATTGAAGCAGGGGCAAAACCTATCGCCTTTGGAGATATCTCCTATTATTGGATTGCAGATAGGCAAGGTAGAAGTTTCCAAAGATTAAACGAGCTCTATGCAGCAACAGGACAAGTAGGGTTTAAAGCAACACAGCGAGTGGATGGAAAACTTATTCTTCCAGAAGCAGTAAAAACCTTACAAATGAAAGCGTAGGTGACTCCTGATGAGTAATGTAAAGAATTATACAGAGCAGGGCGGAGAAAGAACAATCATTGAAGGTGAGCTTGTAATCATTGATGGTGGCAAGCTCATTTTTAATGGGCAGGAATTAAAGCCGGCAAGTCTTCAAGCAAATAGTAACGCTGAAGATGTAGCAGGGATTGTGGCTGATTTTAATGCCCTTCTTTCCAAGTTAAAAGCTGCAGGACTGATGAAGTAGAAAGGTAGGTGAGGGTATGATCCCTTTAGAAGAAGTGAAACTTTATCTAAGAGTTGAAGGTGATGAGGAAAATGCCCTCATCTCTTCCTTTATAGAAATCGCTAGAAATATTTGTGAAGATATTTTAAGATATCCACTTTCAGAATTGGAAGAAGTCCCAGTATTAGTAAAACAAGCTATGCTTTACTGCATCGCCAATATGTATGAAAAAAGAGAAGGGACTCATCACTACATGAAAAATGAAAGTGGAGGAATTTTAGAAACCATCAATATGATGAAACTCATGTTAAATAGCCTTAGAAAAGAAAGCTGGTGATGCTATGGAAATTGGTGCTTTAAGACATAGGATTACCTTTCAAAAAAAGACAATAGCCATTAACCATAATGGTTTTGAAATAGAAACTTGGGAGGATGTAAAATCGATATGGTCAGCTGCCAGCAATCTTCATGGCAGGGAGTTTTATGAAGCCGCACAGGTTAAGGCAGAGCATACTGTAAAATTCACCTTCCGATACCTAAAAGGAATTGACCCTTCTATGGAGATTCGTTTTAATGGAAAACGCTATAACATCATTGCCATCGATAATATCAAATATAAAAATAGGTTTATAGAGGTTAGAGCCCAGGAGGTGATGCCAAGTGGCTAAGATGGAAATTGAAGGGATACAAGAGCTACTGGATGAACTTCAAAGACTAGGAGAACAAAGTAAGCGTATTGAAAATAAGGCCCTAAGGGAAGCGGGAAGTGTAGTTGAAGAAGCCATAAAGAATGAAACACCTGTCCGTTCAGGTACTCTTAAGAAAAGCATCAAAACCTCTGGTGTAAAAACCAAAGATGGAATGAAACATGTGGAAGTTGGACCAGGGAATGACGCATTTTATAGTAGATTCGTGGAATTTGGCACAGTGAAGTTGAAGGCCAATCCCTTTATGGGTAGAGGCTATGAAAAATCCAAAAATGAAGCTATGAATAAGATATCAGAAGAAATTAGAAAGGGGCTGGGGCTATGAGTCTAAATAAAGATATTCTAACAGCTCTTAGTCCTTTAAATATTCCAGTAGCTTATCAAACTTATAGCGGAAAAGCTGAAACCTACATCACCTTCTTTACCTATTTAGAGAAGTCAGAGCTCTATGCTGATGATGAAGAAAAAATAGCAGGACATTATATTCAACTAGATCTATGGACAAAGTCAGATTTTACGGATCTAGTATCAGAGGTGCATTCATGCATGAAACAAGCAGGATTTATTAAACTGAATTTTTATGACCTTTATGAAAAGGATTTAAAAGTGTATCACAAAGTGATGCGATATCGAAGGGAGGAGAAGTAAATGGCTCAAGTAGGACTTAAAGATTTACACTTTGCTGTTTTAGAAGAAGATACAAGGGAAGGCGTGCTTTATGGTGAAATTAAACCTTTAGCTGGCGCCATGAATGCCACCATTAACCCTACAGTCAATACTCAGGAACTTTATGCAGATGATCAGCTATGGGAGTCTGTATCAGCCCTTGGAAAGATTGATGTTGAAGTTGAAACCGCAGATATTCCACTAAGCGTTAGAGGAAAGCTTACAGGTAGTGAGGTTAAGGATGGGGTTTTAATTGAAAAGGCCACTGATAAGCCACCCCATGTGGCACTAGGCTTTAAAAGTCAAAAATCAGATGGGAAATATAGATATGTTTGGCTCTTAAAAGGTGTGGCCCAACCTATGGCAGAGGACTATTCGACAAAAAAAGACAATGTGGAACATAAAACACCGAGGCTAAAGTTTGTTTTTATGCCAAGGGCCTATGACGGAGAGTGGAAAAGAACTGCCGATGAAGGAACACCAGAGTTTACCGGAGCTGAAAGTTGGTTTCAGAAAGTACCAGGAGATGCGTTGGATGAAGGTAACGGTGAAGAACCAGATGGTGGACTTGGTGAATAGAGAGGAGGATAATCGGTGCAGATTACTTTAAAAATAGATGGGAAGAACAAAACATTTGTAACAGATTTTATTTCAGCAAGAATGGTGAGAAGGACCATTGAGGTCTCTAAAGGGATTAATTTTAATGATATGAGTCCAGAGGAACTGGATCAGATGGTGGGATTTGTTGTGGAACTTTTTAGTAATAAATTTACCATCGATGATGTTTATGACGGTCTATCTTCAAAAGAGCTGATTCCAACTATGATGAATTGTATCAATGAAGTTGTAGGGGGAATGAGTGAAGCTACAGCAGGTGATGAAAAAAACGAATAGAGGGGAATTTCATGGATCCCCAAGATTTTATTGATGAGTTTTATTTGGCTCTTTTAGATAAAGGGTGGAAGCTTCATGAGATAGATAATATGGACATCATCTATTATCTAAAGCTTCTTAAACGGAAGATTGCTACGGAGCAAACCTATATTGATGAAATTCTATAACACCTTTAATAGGTGTATTTTTTATGCCCAAAGGAGGTGAGGGATATGGCAGACATCGGTCAACTTAATGTCAGGGTAGGTCTTGACTCTACTGGATTTCAAAACGGTATTGGAAAGCTTAATCAGGAGATGAAGAAAGTTCAATCGGAGTTTAAGCTTGCAAGTACTGAACTTGGGAAACACGGTAGTGAGCTTGACAAACTAAGAACTAAATCGGATTCCCTAACCAAACAAAAAGAACTCCAAAGACAAAAAGTAGAGGCTTTAGAAAAGGCACATCAAAAGTCGGTAGAAACCAAAGGAAAAGATGCCAAAGCTACTGGGGATTTAGAAATAAAACTAAATCAAGCTAGGACAAGTCTCGTTCAGATGGAGCAGGACCTAACTAGCATTAATAGACAAATCGAAGTCCAATCCTCCAGTTGGTACAAGCTTGGCAAAAGCCTAGAGCCAATCGGTCAGTCTATGCAGGACATCGGTAAGAAGATGGAGAGCGTAGGAAAGGATCTAACGAAGAAAGTCACCCTACCTATTGTGGGTATTGGAGCTGCAGCTGTTAAGATAGGTTCAGACTTCCAAGCAGAAATGAGTAAAGTTCAAGCCATCTCAGGAGCAACAGGGGATGATCTCCAAAAGCTAACTGATAAAGCAAAAGAGATGGGAGCAAGTACAAAGTTCAGTGCTAGTGAATCTGTCCAAGCTCTAAATTATATGGCGATGGCTGGATGGGATACCAATCAGATGCTAGATGGCTTGGACGGAGTTATGATGCTTGCTGCTGCAAGTGGTGAAAATCTAGCTACAGTTTCAGACATTGTAACCGATGCCCTCACTGCCTTTGGGATGAAGGCCTCTGACGCTGGTGGTTTTGCAGACCTACTTGCTAGTGCCTCAAGTAATGCTAATACCAACGTAGGTATGTTAGGGGAGTCCTTTAAATATGTGGCACCTCTCTTTGGTTCCCTAGGCTACTCAGCTGAAGATGCCGCTCTAGCTCTAGGCCTTATGGCTAATGCAGGTATTAAGGGAAGTCAAGCAGGTACAACCTTAAGAGGAGCTATAACAAGACTTAGCCAACCTACAGGAGAAACAAGTAAAATAATAAGTCAGTTAGGCTTAGAAATGACGGATGCCCAAGGGAATATGCTTCCCTTTAAAGATGTAATGGATCAACTAAGAGGCTCCTTTGGAAACCTTACCCAAGAGCAACAGGCCCAATATGCAGCTACTCTATTTGGCAAAGAGGCCATGAGTGGGATGCTGGCGGTTATTAATGCCACTGATGAGGATTATAAAAAGCTTACGGATGCTACGAGAGAATATAGTGGTGCTGCCGGTGAAATGGCAGACATCATGCAGGACAATCTTCAGGGGCAACTTACCATTTTAAAATCACAGATAGAAGGTGTAGCCATTGAGATCTTTGAAATACTAGTTCCTCACCTTCAAACTTTGGTAGAAGGACTTCAAAGGGCGGTGGAGTGGTTTTCTAATCTTAGTCCTGCTACACAAGAAACCATTGTAAAAGTAGCGGCACTAGCTGCAGCATTAGGACCTGTGTTAATTATTGGAGGAAAAATTGTTGCAGGAGCAGGAGCCATCATTGGAGCCTTCTCTAAGATTTCATTAGCCATTGCAGGAAAAACCGCAGCTGTTGGAGGGGCCTCTGCTGCTGCAGGTGGATTGGTTGCTATAAAAGGGGTACTAGCTGCTGCCTTTACAGCCTTAACTGGCCCGATTGGGATTGCCGTTGCAGCTATTGTTGGAATTACCGCAGTAGGTGTAGCTCTCTATAAAAACTGGGATACCATCAAAGAGAAGGCGGGAGAACTGAAAGACGCCATCTCCGAAAGATGGAGCAATATTAAAGAAAGTACAGCTGAGGCTTGGGAGAATGTGAAACAAGGGATCGGTGAAAGATGGTCTAGCATCAAAGAAAGTACCAGTGAAAGTTTAGCTTCCATGAGAGAATCTATCCGTAATGGATGGGACAATGTAAAAACCGCCACAGCTGAAAGATGGCAGTCTATCCGTGGAAACATTTCAGAGAGATGGGGTAATATCAAGGATAACACTTCACAGACCCTAGGAAATATTAGGGAAAATATAAGTTCCAGTTGGGATAACGTAAAGAATAGAACTAGTGGAACGTGGGATTTTTTAAAGACTAACACAGCTTCAGCTTGGAGCAACATCAAAGGACGTATAGAGGAAAATGGTGGAGGCATTAGAGGTGTTATTGTCACCTATACCGAAGGCTATAAGTCTGTATGGAGTACAGCACTAAACACCATGGATAGCATTACAGGTGGAAAGTTTTCAGCCATGGCAGATAAAGTTTCTAATGCCTTTTCAAAGGTTAGAGATGCTATTCAAAATGGGATTAATAGACTTCGTGAATGGAATAATCAGAGGGTGGAAAACAAAGAAGCAACTTTCACCAATCGTATAAAAAATATTACAGAAAACATCGTTAGTACAATCACAGCACCTTTTAAGAAGAACTTCTCAGGGACATCCTTCTTTCAAGGAGGACTTACAATGGTAGGGGAACTCGGGCCCGAGCTTATAGAACTTCCTAGAGGAAGTAAGATTTATAACGACTATCAGACCAATCAAATCATGGGGCAAAAGGATAGAGATAAGGGTGGCGGTCTTACCCTTAATATCGATAAATTTGTAAATAACAGTGAAAAAGATATTGAACAGCTTGCTTATGAGCTTGAGTTCTATCGTCAAAGGATGTCTTTAGGAAAGGGGAGAGGTTAATGTTAAGTTTTACATTTGGTGGCAAGAACAGTTATGAAGATTACGGGATAGTTATTGCCAAAAGACCTAATCTGCCCTCTCCTAAAAGAAGGGTTTCATATATCGAAACCCCTGGAAGAAACTCAAGTGTACGTTATGACGAAAAAACCTATGAGGATATTACTCTCTTAATAGAGTGTGGAGTGAAGTCAATAGGAGATTTGATAAATCAGATGGATGAGATTAAAGCTTGGCTTTTTAACACAGGAGAAAGTGATTTAATTTTTAGTTTTGCTCCGAATAAAAAATACATTGCTCAAGTGGTAAATGCCATTGATTTTACGCAAGCTTTTAAATATACCTCGAGGTTTCCTGTAGTTTTTAATTGTAGACCCTTTAAATATGCTAGCCATAACCAAGAAGTAACAATAACAAATCCTACGACTTTTATGAATAACCCTGGCAGTATTGAAAGTGAACCAATTCTAAAGGTCTATGGGGAGGGAGATATAACCCTCAAGATTAATGACAATGAAATAAATTTAATAGATATAAGAGGAAAGATTATTTTAAACTCAACACTAGAAGACTGCTATAATGATGCATTTGAAAATTTAAATCACAAAATGGTAGGTATTTTCCCATTGCTAAAGGTAGGGCAGAATCAGATCCAGTTCACAGGCAATGTTAATAAACTTGAAATTTTGCCTAACTGGAGGTGGTTGTAGTGATTATTGTTTATGATAAACGTAACGTTGGCTTGGAAAACTTCGAAAGTAACGGTCTAGGGATATTAAACGAATGTATAAAGGCGGAAACTACGGAAGAATTAAATGGGGAGTACAGCCTTTATTTAGAGTATCCAGCAGACCTGCAAAAAGCAAAACACTTGATGGAATTTAATATTATAAAGGCAGACAATCAGCTTTTTAGAATTTATAAGGTAGAGAGGGAACAGGAAACGACTAGAAAAATCAAAGTTTGGGCGAGGCATATTTCTTATGACCTTGCTTTTTATTTTATAGAAGCCGTAAACCTTATCAATGCCAATATGAAAGAAGCTTTGGAAGGCATGATTCCTCCTGAAGCACAAGCTATATTTTCCTTCAAAGCACCGGAGAAAAATATATACCCTGTTCGCTTTAGAAACTTTAATGCCTTAGAAGGTGTATTTAGACTTCTTGAAATTTATGGTGGAGAACTGATAAGGGATAATTATCATGTAGAAGTAGTAGAAGAACGTGGAAGAGAAACTGGAGTTTCAGTTAAGTATGGAAAGAACTTGAAGGGTCTTAAAGCAATTATCGACACTTCGGAGTTTGCTACTAGAATTTATCCGATGGGAGAAAACGATTTAATTCTTCCAGAAAGATATGTTGAAGCCGACAGCTCTGTTATAAATTTACTACCCTATCCCGTTACTAGAAAAGTGGAGTTCTCTGGTGTAAAGGATCAAGATGAGTTAAGGGAACTAGCTAATGAATATATAAAGAAGATTTCCAATCCATTCGTCAATGTGAAAGTAGATTTTCTAGAACTAAGTAAAACAGATGAATATTCAGCCTATCATAAGCTTATCAAACTTGAGCTTGGCGACACCGTAAAAGTGGAGCATGAAAGGTTAGGAATACATGCAAAGTTAAGGGTTATAAAGATTGTAAAGGATCTTCTTCAGCCTATTCACACAATAATAGAACTGGGAAACTCTCTTAATACCATCGTCAATCAGTTGGATTTTAGCCATCTTGTTCAAAGGTTAGAAAGTCGAATTGAGGGTAGTCAAAATGCAGTCATACTAAAGAAAAATTCAGATGCTTTAACGATTACATCCACATCTTTTTATGCAGCTATAGCTGTAGGGATATCTGCTCTTGCTGATACTAACTTAACTTGCAACCTTTTAATCCATGCTAGTGCTTCGGATGATTTAACATTGTATATGAAATTCTCGCTGGATGGGAATTATTATGAGTTTCAGCCAAATCAACATGTAGCTAGAGGGGAAAATGTCATTAGCCTTACCATACCAATGCCACAAGTGACAGCAGGGCAGCATGCTTTTGTAGTAGAACTTCAAACATCAAATGGGGTACTTAACATAGATAAGAATAACCTTCAAGTAATGATTGAGGGGAGACACTTAGAGGGGGGACTTAGTCCAAGTCTACCTCGAGCAGAAGTAATGCAGTTCATCCTCTACTCTTTATTTTCAAATAAAATAAAAAGCTATAAAAGTGGACTAGAAGAAACGGTTACTTTGGAAGCAAAACCTCCAGAAATGAATTTCTTTTCTCAGAGCACAACTTATGAAGAAATGCTTCAAAGAAAGGCAATTGATTTAGATACTATAACAGAAATAAATATGAAGATTATAGGCATTAGTCAGATAGCCGATGAATCTTTCTTTTATAATCTAATTTGTGATGAATGGATAAAACACTTCAGTGAATTTCAAGAGATAACACCTGGGATATGGGGAACAGATCAGTACATTACTATCCAAGAAAAAAGGCCAGTAACTATAGGAAGTAGTGGAGAGGCGATTGGTGGAGGCGTTTTATTTACTGTGAATTTTTCTGATCCAAACCTATACAGAGAACTTATTGATTTTGAACTAGAAGTTAGTGAGGGTTAAGGGGTGAAGTGACTATATGGCAAATAAAGAAAGTTTTGAACAGGAGGAACTGAGATATTCCTTTACGGGCGATTGGATTAGAACTAATCAAAGAGCCTATGAAGGGAATTTTTCTTATGGTAGTAAAGTCATATCCCATAACCAACAGAGCAATGCCTACCTTACTGTAACAACAGATTATGTTGAGTTTTATTGGTTTGTTAGTTCAGAAAGTGGATATGACTGGTTTGAATTTTATATTGATGGAATAAGGGAAATCAGAGAATCAGGCACTAATAATACTTGGACGAAGTTTTCAAAAGGACTACCAAAGGGAGAGCACACCTTTAGGTGGAGATATACAAAAGATGGTTCAGTAGATCGTGGAGATGACAGGGCATATATTGATTGTTTGGTGATTAATTTAGGAGAACACAGATATTTAATAGTCGACAGTGGCTATGTAAAAATATGGAGCAATGAAGATAATTGCTTTCAGACCCTCATGGTAGAAGATGAAATTAATGGAGAGTTAGTTGATGTAACACCTGATAACTTATCAGAAGATTTGATTCTCAGTTTTGGTATGGAGGAATTGCCGAGAAGTAAAGCTGGCCTTAATGACTTAAAGCCTAAAATTCTTTATTATACAAATGATGAGGACATTGTAAGTGATAGAGAAAATCTTAAATTAAAAATTACAGAGACAGTAAGTAGTTTACCTAAAATTGCAGTAGAAGATATAGGGAGAGAGCTTCAAGAAAAGATTAGTTCTATAAATATAGAAGATGTCGTTACTGGGCTAGGGGATTTACAGTATGCGCTAAGTAAGGATAGAAGTTCTTGGTTTGTATATGATATTGAAAATATGAAATGGGAGCAAGTAGATATTTCAAGTGATATTGATTTTGCTGAAAAAGGAATGAGGAAACTTGATTTTAGCTTTATTGGGGAAGAAAATTATGAAGAATTATTTAATAAAAATGACTATCTCTATTTAGCCTTTAGATTTTTCAAAAGTGAACTTACTGATGAGTCTAAGTTTAAAGCTGTAAGGGTCAATTATGTATCTTCCATAGAAATGACAGTTTGAGAGGGGGAGAGAGATTTTGTCTATTAGAGAAACCATAAGCTACAATAAGAATCTAATAACTGGTGAGACTGTAAACAAAAATAAATCAAAAGAAAACACTGGTATTAAAGGTAAAGTGCTCATTGAGCTTTTCGATGCTAAGACATCAGAGAAGGTTACAGAGGCATATACTGAAAACATCATCCCTGATGTTATATTCAAAGATATTTTCCTAAGGTACTTTGCTGGAGAAGTAATGGGAATTGGTAATACGAATCATAATCACACAAAAAATTTATTTAGCCATTTATATTTAACAGACTCTATGAAACCCGAGCAGATGACAACTGAAAGAGTATTTGGAAACATTATCGGTTATGCTCACCGCAACAGCACCTATTCCGGTACTGATCCTTTAAGAGGGACCATCAATACTGCAGAAACGAGGATGGAGATAAGAAATAATAAGATTAGGACTAATTTTGTTTTTGACTTTCCCACTCATGCGGCAAACGGGGAGTTTGAAAGTCTATTCTGGAGTGACTCTTATGATGATTTGGACGAGAGTTATATCGGACCACCTATATTGGGACGAGGGATTGATAACGGAGATGGCTATATACATGCAAGAACAACGGAAACAGATAACCAAAAGGCCCTTTACTGGACTATTAGTTTCATAATGGGTGGGAGCAGTCCTGCGAAGTTTAGAGTTTTTACTGACTATACTAGAGGATATGTTAACTTTGATGGTACTCACTCAAGTTCTACCAACTCAACCCATATTCAGTTTCCAGAGCATCTAAAAGGGCATCAACTTATACTTCCCTTTGACATGAATAGATTAGAAACAGGTTTTATTGAATGGAATAACGCTATAATTCTTTTAGATGCATCTGGGGATAGCTTTCCATCGAATCAGCTTTCTGGTGCCTTTCCTGTACTCAAAGAAAATGGAGAAATTGATTATATTTTTGGTTACTATAGGTCTAGTAATCTCCTTAAACTATATCGATGGACGAGGGTAGGTGTGTTTATATCTGAGTCAACTATTGATAACATGCAGACTCAGTTCCAAGATGAATATGGAGCAAATTTCACTTATAGAGATATAGCAGTAACTCCAGTTCTATGGGGAGGGCTTATTGAAATATACGGTCACAACACCAGAACAGATTTAGCTAGTAATGAACAACTATATGCAAGTAAAGTCATACGTCTAAATGTGGATGCTACAGTGCATAGTGTAATGGATTTAAAACCAAGGATAGGCAGTTCAACATGGTTTGCTTCCAGAGGCATGCATAGTGGGAATATAGATAGAAGATGTTATCTATCTTCTATTAACAGATCTAAAAATAGGATATACCTCTATTATGTAGGTACTGGTGGTGGTAGCAGTTTTTATCAAGTTATTACACCTGAAGGTAACCTACTAGAAGCATATAGATCAAAAGGAATTTCATCTGACTTTCTAAATATTAGAGGAACCGACAAATGGCTTTATCAGTATAGAAGTTATAGTTCAGGAACAGGATGGCAGCGATACTACTACGGTATCCACTTTGCTTCAGTTTCAAGACCTAGTGGAGCCCATACAAAGTTGGCCAACCCTGTACAGAAGACAGATGCTAACACCATGAAAGTGCAGTACATGTTTGAGATAGATTTAATTGATTACTTAAATGACTTATATTAAAGGAAGGTGAAAATGGATGAAGGATTGGGTAGATATTTTAAAAGTTATTTTTACAGCCATCGGCGGCTATCTAGGATATTTCTTAGGTGCGCTAGATGGCTTTTTATATGCACTGATTGTTTTTGTAGTTGTTGATTATGTTCTGGGAGTAATGTGTGCGGTAGTTGAGAAGCATTTATCTAGCGATATAGGTGCTCGGGGCATTTTCAAAAAAGTAGTGATCTTCTCCCTAGTAGGTGTTGCTCATATCATTGATCAGAATATTATCGGTGGTGGTAGTGCAATTCGCACAGCTGTAATTTTCTTTTATCTTTCTAATGAAGGAATCAGCATCATTGAAAATGCAACAAGGCTTGGGTTGCCGATTCCATCAAAGCTTAGGGATGTACTTGAACAATTAAAAGATGGGGGAGATAAAGATGGTACTAGATAATTTGAAAACGAAATATATGACTAGAAATGATTGTTACACAGCTAATCGGAAGATTACTCCTAAAGGCATTATGGTCCATTCCACAGCAACATCTGGAGTTATGGCAGGAGCTTGGTTTAGTCGGTGGAATAAGTCCTTTAGAGCAGGAGAAATCAACAGACAGGTTTGTGTTCATGCCTTTTTAGATGATAAAGAGATCTGGCAGTACCTACCTTGGAATCATCGAGGTTGGCATGCAGGTGGTGCTGCGAATAATACCCACATCGGTTTTGAGATATGTGAGCCGAGAGGGCACTCTTATAGAGGGTCTACAATGGTGAACTATGACGTAAAAAAGAATGAAGCCTACTTCCGAGCAGTTTGGCAGAATGCAGTAAACCTATGTGTTTTTCTTTGTAAGGAATATGGTCTGACGGAGAAGGATATCATCGGTCATGCTGAGGGGCATAGACAGGGGATTGCTAGTAATCATGCAGACCCCAATCATTGGTTTCCACAACATGGAGAGAGTATGGATACCTTTAGAACTGCTGTTAAGAAAGCACTGGAAGGGAATCAACAACCGAACCCTTCAACATCTCAAAAATTATATCGTGTTCAAATAGGTGCATATTCTGTAAAAGCTAATGCAGAGGCACAACTTGAGAGGGCAAAGAAAGTAGGCTTTACCGATGCATTTATTAGGTACGATTAAACAACAAATAAAATATTAATCTATTTCTATTATGTAGCCTGTGGGGAATCTTCTCCTGCAGGCTTTTTTTTGTTCTGATTTAAACTAATTTTTTCAAATCCTCAACTTCGACCTGTTCCCACGGCTATTAGGTAGGAGGTGATGATTTATGAATCATAATGAGGAAAAGAAAGTTACAAAGCTTACGGATGAAAGCATAGAAGGTAAAGTTAAGTTAAAAGCCATATCAACTGAGCAGCTACAGCGTGAATTTGATTATTTAATGGCTGAAAAATTACTCAGGAAAATGCAGGAGAAAGGGTTAATTACTGAAGGTGAACTCCAAAAAATAAATGAATTAAATCGTCAAACTTTCTCTCCATCTTTAGCAAAGATAATGCCCTAAAATCGTTGATATATATAGGTTTTAGAGGTAATATGTGACCTACAAAGAAGGAGGTGAGAGGATGAAAAAGATAACAAAAATAGAAGCAAATAATACCGATGCTTTTATCAAGCCAAAGTTAAGAGTAGCTGCCTATTGCCGTGTTTCTACAGATAGCAATGAACAGCTGGTCAGCTTGCAGGCACAAAAGGCTCATTACGAAACCTACATAAAGGGGAACCCAGAATGGGAGTATGTAGGATTGTATTACGATGAGGGGATCAGTGGAACGAAAAAAGAAAAGCGATCTGAACTGCTTAGAATGTTATCAGATTGTGAAAACAGGAAAATCGATTTAATTATTACAAAGTCTATTAGCAGATTTGCCAGAAATACTACAGACTGCTTGGAGATGGTTCGTAAGCTGGTAGACCTCGGTGTTTACATCTATTTTGAGAAGGAAAACATCAACACCCAATCAATGGAAAGTGAACTAATGCTCTCCATCCTAAGTGGACTTGCAGAAAGTGAGTCAATTTCCATTTCGGAAAATAATAAATGGTCAATTCAAAGACGATTCCAAAATGGAACCTTCAAAATTTCATATCCACCATATGGTTATCAAAACATTGACGGACAGATGGTTATAAACCCCAAACAAGCAGAAGCTGTAAAGTATATTTTTGCAGAGGCATTATTGGGTAAGGGTACACAGAAAATTGCAGATGACCTTAATTTTAAAGGCATCCCTTCAAAAAAAGGTGGGAGGTGGACTTCTACAACAATTAGAGGGATCCTTAGAAATGAAAAATATACAGGTGACGCTCTTTTGCAAAAGACCTATACAGACAGTAGTTTTAATAGACACATCAACTACGGTGAGAAAAATATGTATTTGGTTGAAAACCACCACGAGCCAATTATAACCCATGAAGTTTTTGATGCAGTAGAAACTGTTATGAGCCAAAGGGCAAAAGAAAAAGGCATAGAAAAGCACAACAATAAGTATCAAAATAGATATGCTTTCTCAAGTAAAATTATCTGCTCAGAATGTGGTAGCACATTTAAAAGGCGTATTCATTCATCAGGGGCAAGAAAATATATAGCTTGGTGCTGCAATAAGCATATAAAGCAGATAACTGAATGTTCCATGCAGTTCATACGAGATGAAGATATAAAAATGACATTTGTTACGATGATAAATAAACTAATTTTCGGTCAGAAATTCATATTAAGACCACTACTTAATGGACTACGTAATCAGAATAATGCAGATAATTTCCTTAGAATTGAAGAATTAGAAACTAAGATTGAAAAAAACATGGAGCAGAGCCAAATGTTGACTGGTTTAATGACTAAGGGCTACCTAGAACCTGCTTTATTTACTAAAGAGAAGAATGCACTTGAAGCAGAGAGTACGAGGCTTATAGCAGAAAAGGAGCAGCTTACCCATTCAGTTAATGGTAACCTTGCTAAAGTAGAGAAAGTCAATCAACTACTTAAGTTTGTTTCTAAATCTAAAATGCTCGCAACTTACGAGGATGAGTTATTTGAAAGCTATGTGGACCGAATTATAGTTTATTCACGGGAGGAGATTGGTTTTGCATTAAAGTGTGGAATTACACTAAGGGAAAGGATGGTGAACTAGATGGCTCACACGCCATACGGTTATAAAATTGTAAAGGGTAAGGCTGTAGTGGATGAAATAGAGGCAGAGCAAGTAAAGAATTTATATAGAGGGTATTTGGAAGGACTATCTTTGAAGGATGCTACTAAAAAAGCTGGAATAGACTGCTACCATGCCACTGCGGCTAAAATGCTACAGAACAAGCACTACCTTGGTGATGAATTCTATCCTCCGATTATGGATGAGGAGACTTTTGAAAAAGTTAAAACTGAAAGACAAAAAAGAGCTGAAAAGCTAGGCAGGGTATGGGAACCAAAAGAAGAACCTAAAATGGATCTTGATATGAAGTTTAAGGCAAAACCCCTAGAGCAAAAATATGATAACCCATTTAAACAGGCAGAATATGCATACAGCTTGATAGAAAGTGAGGTGTAGCGAATGGGAGTAAGTAAAAATGTCACGGTTATTCCAGCATTTAAGAGGGTGGGTAATCAAAAGACAAATGAAAGCAAAGTTAAAACACGAGTAGCTGCCTACTGCCGTGTATCTACGGATAGTGATGAACAGGCCAACAGTTATGAAGTTCAGATTTCTCATTACACAGAGTTTATAAAGAAGAATCCAGAATGGGAACTGGCAGGTATTTTCGCTGACGATGGTATTTCAGGAACCAACACAAAAAAACGTGAAGAATTTAATAGGATGATTGAAGAGTGCATGGAAGGTAAAATTGATATGATTATTACCAAGTCAATCAGCCGATTTGCTAGAAACACTTTAGACTGTTTGAAATATATCAGGCAGCTTAAAGATAAAAACATCCCAGTATTCTTTGAAAAGGAAAACATTAATACAATGGATTCTAAGGGAGAAATTATGCTTACCATCATGGCTTCCCTTGCCCAACAGGAGAGTCAGTCCTTAAGCCAAAACGTAAAGCTAGGCATCCAGTACCGATATCAACAAGGTGAAATCCAAGTCAACCACAATCGATTCTTGGGGTACACGAAGGATGAAGATAAGCGGCTGGTGATTGACCCAGAGGGCGCAGAGATAGTAAAACGGATTTATAGGGAATACCTTGAGGGAGCCAGCCTTTTGCAGATAGCAAGAGGCTTAGAAGCAGATGGGATTCTAACTGCAGCAGGAAAAGCAAAATGGAGACCTGAAACACTGAAAAAGATACTTCAGAATGAGAAGTACATCGGAGATGCCCTTCTGCAAAAGACTTATACAGTAGATTTCCTTTCTAAAAAGAGAGTCAAGAATAACGGGATTGTTCCTCAGTATTATGTAGAGAACAGCCATGAACCTATTATCCCACGGGACCTTTTTATGCAGGTTCAAGAAGAAATGGTGAGAAGGACAAACATCCGAAGTGGCAAGAGCGGTAAAAAGAGAGTTTATAGTAGTAAGTATGCTTTATCAAGCATAGTATACTGCGGACAGTGTGGTGATATTTATCGGAGAGTCCACTGGAATAACAGGGGATGCAAATCCATTGTATGGAGATGTGTTAGTCGCTTGGAGGAAAAGGGGTCTGACTGCACCTCCCCAACCATAAACGAAGAAACATTGCAGACAGCAGTCATCAAAGCTATTAACCAACTCCTAGCTAACAAAGACCCTTTTCTCCAAGTACTACAGAAAAACATAACTACTGTTCTTAATGAGGAAAATGAAAAAGCCATCACTGATATCGATGGCAAACTGGAAGAGTTACAGCAACAGCTACTTCAACAAGCAAAATCCAAGAATGACTACAACGATGTGGCTGATGAGATATACCGCCTAAGGGAACTAAAGCAAAATGTGCTGATAGAAAACGCAGAACGTGAAGGAAGAAGGCAGAGGATTGATGAGATGACAGAATTCTTGAATAAGCAGTCCCACGAGTTGGATGAATATGATGAGCAGCTGGTAAGGAGGCTTATTGAGAAGGTTACGGTGTTTGAAGAGAAAATTACTGTTGAGTTTAAGTCGGGTGTTGAAATAGATGTATGGACATAGCTTTTCTGACCGACCATCAATCAGGAGATGCATTTTTATGGACTAATCTTATTAAATTCAAGAAAGTAGCAAGAAAAATAAGTAATATTAATATTTTGAAAACCAAAGCACATCGGTCATTTTATCCCGATGTGCTTTGGTTTATCTTATTCAACATTAATTGTAATACTATTGTTTGGCTTTTCTACTTTTGGAACTATAATTTTTAGCACCCCGTTTTCAAGTTTTGCTTTAATGGCATCGGGTTTGGAATCTTCTAAGTAAATAGAACGGCTCATAGAATTATAACGTCTCTCCTTGTGAATGAAATTCTTTTTCTTTGTTTCGCTGCTTTCATCTCTAGTAATAGAAATCGTTAGCTTCCCATCATTGAGTTCAACGTTGATGTCTTTTTTATCTACACCTGGCATTTCAGCTTCAATAAGGTATTCTTTGCCATTATCTTCTACATCAACTTTGAAAGTATCATAAGAGAGGGTTCTTCTAAATGGCCAATCATTTGAAAAAAAGTCATCAAGCAAGTTGTAGAAGTCCCCAATACCAGTATTGGTTGAAATTTCTTTGTTTTTTCTGTTAAAAGGTACTAATCCAGCCAT